ATGGTACGCAAACAATAGATAGTGCAGTTCTAGCTGGACCTATCACTATTCCTGCAACAATAACAGTAACGGGGACTTTAGTAATAGTATAATGTCAAAAATAGAAGTAGATGCAATAACACAACAATCAGGATCAACACTTACAGTTGGTGGTGGAGCAAGTAAAACTGTAGTCGCTGATGCAACTACTGTAACTTTAGGTAGATGTGGTGGAACTGTAGCTTTAGCTAGTGGTGCTTCTCAAACAGGTTTTGGTAGAACAGGAACTGTTGATTGGCAAACTGGTTCAATTAAAACAGCAACGTTTACAGCAGCAAATGGAGAAGGTTATTTTGCTAATACTTCAGGAGGTGCTTTTAATATGAATTTACCAGCAGGCACTGCTGGAAGCATTGTATCTGTTGTTGACTATACAAATTCATTTCAAACACACAGTTTAACAATCGTACCTAATGGATCTCAAAAAATTGGTGGAATTGCTGCTAGTGTGCCTTTATCGACAGAAGGTCAATCGGTAACTTTTGTTTATGTTGATGATACTGAAGGTTGGAAAAACGTTCAAGACTCAACTTCTAATGTTATAGGAAATGTTCCTTATATGACTGCAACGGTAAGTGGTGCTTGTAATACTTTAGTAACAGCACCTGATTGCGGAAACTTTAAAGTAGCAACTTTTACAGGACCAGGAGATTTTACGGTAACACAAGCTGCAACTAATCCAGCAAATAATGTTGTAGATTATTTAGTAGTAGCAGGAGGTGGAGGTGGAGCGTGTAACTCTGGTGGTGGAGGAGGTGCTGGAGGACATAGAACTTCTTTTCCTGGTGGAACAAAAATTGCAGTAACACAAACTACTTTTCCAATTGTGGTTGGAGGAGGAGGTGCGGTTAGAACTAATGGTGTTAATTCAACTTTTTCAACAATCACATCAGCTGGTGGTGGAAGAGGCGGTTGTTTAGCAAATGGTCAAGGAGGTCCGCCTCACCCAGATGCTGTAAGAGGTGGAGATGGTGGATCTGGTGGTGGATCTGGTGGTGCTCACGGCGGAACAAGTGGAAGTGTAGCTGGAGGAGATGGTAACCAACCACCTGTAAGTCCTCCTCAAGGAGGCAGTGGAGGAAATGGACAGCCAAGCGCTAACGATTCTGTACCAGAACTAGCTGGAGGTGGTGGCGGTGGTGCAGGAGGTTGTGGAGGTAATGCCTCTCCTAGTGTTGCAGGACCTGGAGGAAATGGAACAGCTAATTCAATAACAGGTGCAGCAGTCACAAGAGCAGGTGGCGGAGGTGGTGGTAAAAGAGGTTCAGGTTCAAATACACCAGGCGGTCCAGGAGGTGGTGGACAGGGGGCTTCTGAAAACGGTACATCTGTAGCTGGAACAGCTAACCTTGGCGGTGGCGGCGGTGGAGGATCTAATGTAGCTCCTAAAGCCGGTGGTTCAGGTGTGGTAATTTTAAGATATAGGTTTCAATAATTATGACAAGTACAATTAAAGTAAACAACATACAAAACCAATGTGGTCAAAACATTATTAACGAAAGTAGTAATACTATTACTATTGGCGCTAGTGGTGATACAATTAATTTAGCATCAGGTGCAAGTCAATCAGGTTTTGGTAGAACAGGAACAGTAGACTGGCAAACATCCTCAATTAAGACTGCTAATTTTACAGCAGTAAATGGTGAAGGTTATTTTTGTAATACTACAGGTGGATCTTTTGAAGTTGATTTACCAGCAGGATCTGCAGGAGCAATTATAGCTTTAAAAGATTATGCAGGAACTTGGGATACAAATCATTTGACTGTTGATCCAAACGGTTCAGAAAAAATTGGTGGTGGTGTTGCGGGAGAAACAGCAATTCTTTCAACGGAAAGTGGTTCTGTTACATTGGTATATGTAGATGCAACACAAGGTTGGTCTGTAGTTAATGATGCAACTCAATCAGTAATTGGAGTGGCTGCAGCATATGTAGCAGCATCTGGTGGAACAACAGCTACCGTTGGAGATTATAAAATTCATACATTTACAGGACCAGGAAGTTTTCTTGTAAGTAATGCAGGAAATTCTAAAGGAAATAATAAAATAGATTATCTAGTAGTCGGTGGAGGCGCTGGCGGTGCTGGAGCTCACGGATCGGCTGGTGGAGCTGGAGGATTTAGAGAATCTGTGCCTAGCCCTGCTGCTTGGACAGCAAGTCCACTAGCAGCATCTAATGGAGCATTAACAGCCATTGCACAGTCATATACAATTACAGTTGGGGCAGGTGGAACAGGAAAAGATTGTGCTGGTGAAGTTCCAGCCGTAAAAGGAAACGCTTCAACTTTTGATACAATTCAATCAGCAGGTGGTGGTGGAACTGGAAGATATAATGCACCTGGACCTGTTGTTGCACCAACAAAAGATGGTGGTTCAGGAGCAGGAGTTAATGGTACGCAAAATGGACCTGAAGTCGGTCTAGGAAATGTTCCACCAGTAAGTCCATCTCAAGGAAATGATGGTGGTAGAGGTTCGAACACAGCCCCATATTATTCTGGTGGCGGTGGCGGTGGAGCTACAACTGCAGGTAATACAGGAGGCCCTAGTTCAGGAGCACCTGGCGGAACAGGAGCAACAACAACTATTAGTAACACACCTACAGTTTATGCTGGTGGTGGAGGCGGTGGAGTTCACAGTACTCCTCCATCTAATGCAGGAACAGGTGGTCCCGGCGGTGGAGGTGCTGGCGGTGGATCAGGACCAGGAACAGCTGGAACAGCTAATACTGGTGGTGGCGGAGGCGGTGGTGGAGCACCACCAAGTTCACCTGGTGGAAATGGTGGTTCAGGTATAGTAATATTAAGGTATAAATTTCAAAATTAATTATGAGTGAAATAAAAGTAAATAAAATTAGTCCAAGAACAGCGTGTGGTACAACTACATTAGGGGACAGTGGAGATACATTTACAATCCCTGCAGGTGTAACAATTACTAACAGTGGAACTGCAAATGGTTTTGGAGCAACAGGTGCTGTTAATTGGCAGACAACTCCAAAAACCGCTACTTTTACAGCAGCAAGTGGAGAAGGATATTTTATAAATCAAAGTAGTGCAATAACAATGAATTTACCAGCAGGATCTGCTGGAGCTATTGTTGCAGTTTCAGATTATGCAAGAAATTTTGCAACATACAATTTAACTATTAGTCCCAACGGTTCAGAAAAAATTGGTGGAGTAGCCGAAGATTTAATTGTAAATGTTGATGGTCAAGCATTAACATTAGTTTATGTTGATTCAACAAAAGGTTGGATTAATGTACAAAATGCAGAAGACACAGAGACAGGGACACCTAACGAATATATTACAGCAACTGGTGGATCAATTACAACTGTTTGTACAAATTATAAAGTTCATACATTTACAGGACCAGGAACATTTTGCATTTCAGCAGGTAGTGGTGAAAAATCAAAAGTAGATTATTTAGTAATAGGTGGCGGTGGTGGCGGTGGTGGTGAAGAAGGCGGTGGCGGTGGAGCTGGAGGATATCGAGAATCTAAAACTGCAGCCGTTTCAGGTTGTTGGTCAGCAAGTCCTTTAGTCGCTGCTTGTGGTTCTTTAGGACCTTTTAATCCTGGACCAATTACAGTTACAGTAGGAGGTGGTGGAAACGGAATTTCTTGTGGAACCACTCCAGCTCAATCTGGTATTGCATCAACTTTTTCAACAATAACATCTGCTGGTGGTGGTAGAGGTGGAGATCAAATAAGTCCTACACAATCTGGTGGTCCAGGAGGTTCTGGAGGTGGTGGAAGTGGTAACCCTGGTACAACAGGAGGATCAGGAAATACACCTCCTGTAAGTCCTGCTCAAGGAAAAGATGGTGGAGATGGTTCTGCAAGAACTTCTGGTGCTAATGAAGCTGGTGGTGGGGGTGGCGGAGCTACAGCGTGTGGAACTAATGCTTCCGCTAACACTGGAGGAAATGGTGGTGCAGGAGCAACAAGTTCAATTAATGCCACACCAACAGCAAGAGCTGGCGGCGGTGGAGGTGGAGTAGGACAATCTCCAGGAACAGTTGGTACAGGTGGTACAGGTGGTGGAGGTACTGGAACAAATAATAACACAAGAGGTTCTGCTGGAACAACTAACACTGGAAGTGGTGGCGGTGGAGGTGGTGGAAATGCTGGAGCCTGTGGTGGTGCTAGAGGTGGTAATGGTGGTTCAGGTTTAGTAATAATAAGGTATAGATTTCAGTAGTTGAATGATAATTAAAATTAATATATAAGGAGAAACATTATGGCACATTTTGCAAAATTAGGAGCTAACGGAAAAGTTATCGCAGTATTGACATTAAATAATGGTGATATGTTAAACGCTGATGGTGTTGAAGATGAAACAGTAGGTCAACAATATTTAGAAAGACACAATAATTGGCCTGCACAAATGTGGATTCAAACATCTTATAATACATCACAGAATAAACATAATTCTGGTGACGATTCAAAAGCATTTAGAGGAAACTATGCAGGCATAGGTTCTGAATGGGACGAAGATAATCAAATTTTTTGGCCTAAAAAACCTTATCCATCTTGGGTTAAAGATATTTCAACTGCAAGTTGGCAATCACCAATTGGTCCTAGACCTGAATTAACTGAAGAACAAAAAGCACAAAATACAGCTGGGACTCATAAGTGGGACTCTTATTGGAATGAAGCAAACCAAACTTGGGACTTGACAGACGGTTTAGCATAAATTAAAAATGGTGGTGGTATGCAGAAGAAAGTATTAAGCGAACAAGCGTTATATTATGGTTATGTGGCAATGCCTAAAAATTGGGATATTGACCAAAATAAAATTCAAGCAGATATTTTAAAATCAACAATTAACAAAACAAATTTTCCATTCTCACGAACATTTGATATGTTGAATACATATATACGAGATCATATTAATTGTGAGTATGGTTTTACTTTAATTAACAAAAAAACGTGGGGAAATATTTATAAACCTCAAGAGACAACAATTCCATTATTAAATATTGATCCAGTAGATTTACGTAACTCACCAGATTATACATTACTCTATGGTGTAAAAGTCAAAGATTGTATGGTCAGAATACACTATGAGGATAATAGACGTAAAGGTAGATCTTGGGATATACCTTTAAAAAATAATAAATTTGTTATGTTTCCATCAACTAATATGTATTACTTAACCAATAACCAAAAGGATAGTTTAAATTTCGTACAAACTATAACGTATGAATATATCTAATTATTATTGGTATTTTAAATCTGCACTAACATCTAGATTTTGTGATGAAGTTATTAAATATGCTAACTCACAAAAAGAATCAATGGCTAGAACGGGTGGTTATGGTGATAGAAAATTAAAAAAACAAGAAGTAAAAGATTTAAAAAGAAAAAGAAACTCTGATTTAGTATGGTTAAATGATACCTGGATATATAAAGAAATACATCCATATGTGCGTGAAGCAAATAGAGCTGCTGGTTGGAATTTTGATTGGGATTGGTCTGAATCGTGTCAATTTACAAAATATAAATTAAATCAATATTATGATTGGCATTGTGATAGTTGGGATAAACCTTATGACAGAAAAAATAAAAATGCACCTGATCACGGAAAAATTAGAAAACTATCTATGACTTGTCAGTTGACAGATGGTTCAGAGTATAAAGGTGGTGAATTAGAATTTGATTTTAGAAACTATGATCCACATATGCGAGATGAATCGAAGCATAGAATACAATGTAAAGAGATATTACCAAA